TAGGTCACAAAGGCTGCTTCATACTCCTGCTTGAATGTTCTTTCGTCTAGGTCTTGACGGGCTGCTTCGATCTCTGCCTGCGGTACGTTGCCACCCTCTAGGGTTGTATATTGGAAAGACTCCCAGTCATCAGAGTTATACCCCTGCGCCCATAGATCATAAAAGTGGTTTCTACCTTTAGGCGTACCGATAAACATAGCACCCCCTTGGCGATCAGATAAGCTGGGGCGAATCACCTCATACCAAGCCTCTGGACGCATATCTGCAAACTCGTCTAGGACAACAAAGTCTAAAGCACGTCCTCTCAAGTTGTTTGGCTTTTCGGCTCCTTTAAGGCTGATCACAGAGCCGTTAATTAACCTTAATTGCAAAGAACTTTCGTTGGTTTTAGATATGTATTCTTGAGGCACAGTATGGATCAGCATCTGCCATGCTATTTCTTTGGCTGATCCGTAGGTGGGCGCGACATACCAAACATTTTTGTTTTTGCCTGATACTGCCGCTCTGAGCAAGGCTCCAGTAGAAAGAAAGGTCTTGCCAAATCGCCTGCCCGCAACGACGCTAACGAATCTTGCATCGCTAATAAATATCTCAGTCTGTGGCTTTGTTAGCTGCATTGCCGTCCAAGATAATATTAATTGGAGGTATTTCTTGAGGCTCTTGCTCAGACTCTTTCCATCCAGCTTGAGTTTTCAGATAAAAAATATTAGCCGCTACGCTACCTGCTTTGGCTAATTGCACGAGATTGGTCCCCATTCCTACGATTTGATTTACGCGCCCCTTTTTATAAGCCGCAAAAACTTCAGGCTGTCGTTTTTCTATTGCCCTTAAAGTGTTCTCGCTAATGCCAAAATAGTCTGCAATCTGTGACTTGTTAAGGACAGATGCAAGAGCCTTTAATTCAATTGTTTGCTCTGCAGTAAGCTCTACAGGAGGTCGCCCGCCTCCATCGCCTTGGTTGCCGTTTTTCACTTTAAAAATCCCGATAAAGCATAAAACACCAAACTATTCCTGTATCCTCCAGCATGAGTAGGCTCAATAGGCGTTACTGCATGTACGTTTCTCCAAGCTGGGTAAAGCAGCAAGCTGTCACTAGGCATTTCAAAACAAGCATCATAGTCTGGCACATAAAGGCAACCGCCATTAGAATTGTGCCTATGCGTATATATTGCGTTAAGAGTTTGCTTTATATTTGCCGTATCTCTATGGAATGGAGCTGAAATGTTGAAATTGCTGATACTGCTCGTAAACAAATCACCAAACTTCCACTTATCATCAACACCAGCTACAGCCTCTAACTGAGATTTCAGATGATTTGGCATGAGATCGCCCATTACCAGGGACATTTCTTTTGCAGACAATAGCATCGCTTTAATGAAGATTTTTGCCGACTTGACCGCATGAACGCTACTTCTGTTTGGGTAAGCTCTCCTCATTAGTGGCTTAGGAGGGATACTACCAATAATAGTGCTGTATTGTACTGTGCCAGCTTTCTTAGCTTCTGCCCTAGTCATTCCAGCTTTAACTTTAGCCATTACGTCTGCTCTTTCGAGCAAGGTCTTAGGAACCCTATCTGAAAGAAACTCTTCGTTAGCTATAGACATAACACTTGCTAGTTTAGGGTAATGTTTTTTCACATCAGCTATATACACCCCCACCAGTTCATCTCCGTCATACAGATAGCAAGATTCTTTTACGTTCGGCTCTATGTACTCACATCTTGAGCCGATTTTCCTAGAATGTTCAACTTTCTGCATTCGAAGATCAATCATACGACTTTCCTCATACAGTGCCTTGCAAAGCCCTTTATATCTGTTTTAATGTCAAGCCTGTCGGATTTAGATTTCAACGTAACCCAAGGACTCCAAGACAATGCCATTTTTTTAGCTGCTTGATGGTCTTTCTTACTAGCATACCATTCGTGCAGCCCGCCTTCATTACTACCTACATTTGGGCAACTAAACCAAACATGATTAAACCTAAGTATACCGTGGCCGTTCTGGATAGTCTGCATAGCAAAGTCTCTATCTTCCTTAGTGTCTGCGTTATAGTTCCATTTTATTTTTGATACATTCATTAACGTGCATACCTCCGCAAACTTGCTGTTGATACTGTAGCTTTTCTTTTCTGTCCAAGCGTACTGCACGTAACTCAAACCAACTATCTCAAATGGCAGTTTTTTTGCTTTTTCTTCCACAGCTTTCAAAGCTGAAGCACCTTGCCTGACTGTCTTCCCGTTGTATATTCCGAACCCGTCTACATCATCATCACAAAACCACGCCCAATCAACACCTTTTTTTCTACACCAGTTAAGCATAAAATTTCTGACATAAGTTACGCCCTCGTCGTCAGATTCAATGCAAACTTTATTTTTGACAGTGTAAACGTCCATTTCTTGAGGCTCAACAAAGTGGTAAACCTCATACCCAGCATCTTCAAACAGCTTGTAGGTTTTAGTTGCAGCCCTTCCCTTTGTCGGGATGCATACAATCATAACTTTGCCTTTTCGCTTCTTAAATGGCTTATTATAAGCGCTCCAACATAAGCACCTTGACCTCTCCAAAACTTTATTAAATCTGACGCTTCTTCATAATCTTGAGCCTCAAATTCTATTTGTATCGCTTTTTTGACGTCGTCAGCCATACCCTCAAGCTCTTTGTCTAAGTCATCTTCATCGAGAATAGAGTAGTCAATGTCATCTTTGAAGTCTGGGAGAACATCCCACCCCAGAATATCTAAATTGAAATCAAAATCAGATAACGCCTCAATTTCTATTTTCAAAAGCTCATCGTCCCACCCAGAATTTAACGCTAACTTGTTATCCGCTATAACGTAAGCCTTTTTCTGCGCCTCTGTAAATCCTTTCAGGGAAATTGTCGGTACAGTGTCCATGCCTAGCAGTTGAGCGGCTTGTAGCCTACCATGCCCAGCTATAATGCCATTATCTTCGTCTATAAGTATAGGGTTAGTAAACCCAAACTCTTTGATGCTTGCAGCGACTTGCTGTATCTGTTTCTCGCTGTGCGTTCTTGAATTGTTTGCATAAGGAATTAGCTTCCCTGTTTGTTTCCACTCTATAGATTCCATCATTGCTCCGTCCCGAATATCTCTTCTGCCATTGCTGCGAACTCTCTGTAGCCCTCATAGGGTTCGATAGCTGATAGCTCATCTACCATGTTAGCAACACCATCCTGCCAGTCGATAAGCTCTTCTCTGATCTTATGCTTTTGGACATCTGTAGTCATCAACGATTCAATAATCGCATCGAAACGGATTATTTCGTCATTTAATTCCCAGTCAAAGCAATCTTCAAGTGATTTGGTAAGGTTTAGTTGATCCATGTATAACACCTGATTTGAGTATATAACAGGCATTGTGCATGGTTTTTACTATAATGTAAACTAGCTAAGATCGTCGGCAGCGACTGCGCCAAGCGAGAGAATTACGAAAACTATCATGTAAATTATCACTGTTTGCCCCCTTGTTTGTAAGTTAAGGCGGCATTGTATAGATAACCAGATATGATCGGAAATGACAGTTGATTATTTAGTTTATACCATTAATGATATGTACAGTTTCGGTGTGCAATAATCACTAAAACTACCTAAATGCAGACTGCAATATACATTGTAATGTATAAAAAACCCCCCCAGCCAAGTAAAAATCGGTCTGAGGGGTTGAGGGTTAGGCTCGCAACGACATGAAACGCGCCTAGAAAATAGTAGCCCGTATCGGCTCCCCAGTGGGCTATTCTGGGTCAAAAGGTTAAGGAGACCTTGGCCTGATCTGTATTGCCACAGTAGATCACACTGATCGGAAGGGAATATGAAACCCTCGGCTAGTAAATTATAACCTGATAAATAACAAACGCAGCTAAAAAAGCGGTCATTACTGCAAAATGTAATCTATAAACTACCACTGGCTCAGTGATCCACTCTCTGAACCTGCTGGCCTTTGCCTCAATATACGATTGCCTGATAGCTTTGTCGGCATACTTGTTAGCCTCATCAATTAGCGTTTTAACGTCCATCAGTGGCTCCCCATTACAAGTCTGTCCAAGTGGTTAAGGTCTTGGAAGGAATCCATTACAAGCTCTTCCATGCTTGGCTCCAAATACATGTATAACTGATGCCTGATCTCTTCAAGAAAATCTGGGGTATCCAGTATTGCCTCAAATTCGTCCAGAGCCTCCGACAAGTAAGCATCATTGTCAACATCTTTAGCGTTCCTGTCAGCAGCATCGCGGAACATAGCGGCAGCCATCCTAGATGTAGCGTCCTCACTGTAGATAGCCTCTAGGGCCAGTAAGGGCTTATCGCTAACTGTGTGAGGAAATACGTCATCCATCCAAGTCGGGTGAGTGATAAGCCATAAGCATATCAGTCCGTCTTTAGTTTTATCTGGCAGTTCCTGATAGCTGCCTTCCCACATTGGTGTCTCGTCGCGGATAAGACCTACAGCGTCATTTAATACTTTATAAGACATTAGCAGACCCCCAGATTAATACAGTCGTTGTATTCCATATTGCCGACAATGCCCAACAGAATTAAAAGGGCCATAGATGCCACAAAGAAGATTCTCGCTTGTGCAATATCCTCGCGCTTGTTCTCGCGGGCTTTGATATCCTTTAAACAACATTCATTGATTCTCATATTATTCTCCTTATATATTTGTTTTGATTACATCTATAGCATCTGGAAGATTAGCATCGTAAAGAGCCTCACATAAAACTCCTACGCCAGCAGATATGACGTGCGACCTAACGAAATACTGTATAGTCTCGTCACTATCAGCCAACAACCTTTCCTGCATTAATTGCTTAATTACTTTTGGATCAACCTCAAGCGTACATTCGACTTTGATTTTCATATTATTCCCCTTGATTGATTGCCCCCCGTAGGGGGCGGTTTGATTATTAAGCTATTAAATCTTCATCCCAAGTAACAGGATAGTAATTGACACCATTAATGTTGCAGGGAAAGCATTTATCGACATCTAAAACACCCTTGGCAACTAATGAAGATAAAGCACCTCTGAGAGCTGTAGGGTTATCGCTAATTAGATCATTGCTATAAACGCACTCTGTTTCTTGCAATATATCTTTTAAAGTATCAATAATTTGCTGTTCAAGATTTGTAAATTTCATTTGTTTAATACCTTTGTTTTTTGATTGAGGTGTAACTATGCGCTTAGTTTACTTAAATGTAAACCCCTAAATGAAAAAAAACACCTTAATATTCGCCTATCCTATATTCTTCATTTTTGATTTGTGCTTTCAGATCCCTAGAAAATTGAATTACTTCTTCTCGGTCAAACTTAGGTGATGCCCTCCA